CTTGTGGGGTAGCCAATATGGTGAACACTTCACCGCCTATGAATAGTAAAACTCTAACTCGTCAACGGTCTGCGTATTCCGGGTCTCGAATTACAACTGCAATGCCTCTCACGAGGATAGGCACTGGTTCGAACACCGACTACTTCGTTTATACAGGTGCGCAACCTTGGATAACTACGTCCTTACGGACGTTATTCGAGGAAGCATCTGTAGACAAAGATGGCAATAATAGGAATACATGGAATGACTTTGAGCACTATAAAGTGACTGCAAGTTATCCTGACAGCGACCACACGTACATGGTAGTTTTTAGCACACCGAATACTTTTTCGATGCGTTATAACGACCCTGGCATGTGCTGGCCCACGAGCTCGGAGTTTGGGAGTCAAGACAATCCTACTGTTGGATTGCCTCAACTGTATCAAAAGGACGTCGCTACTGGGAACTTCGTTCCACTTGCTAGCGGTGTCAACACTCTAATCAACAAGGCTGTTGCAGCAATGTTGGGGAGTGTACGCCCTGAAGTATCCTTAATCAACTCTCTAATAGAGTTGAAGGACTTCAGGCGCTTACCTGATACGATATCCAGGGTCAAGTCTACATTAAAACTCGCAAGAGAATTAATGCAGAGCAAAACCTTTAGGTACGTAGGCTTCAACGCCAAACGTAACTTAATGGATATCCTCGGTGGAATGGCTGATATTTTCCTCCAATCGGAGTTTAATATCAAACCATTACTAAGTGACGTCGAAGGAATTCAACGATCACTTAACGACCTCCATCAGCGCCTCCAAAAGAGGATGTCTGACGAAGGTGTGCTCCGGCGGCGAGATTTTAATATCTCGTTGCCCGGTTTCGGTGACTCATTCAAACAGTCTCCGAACGTTGCGTACCCTGAATCGAGTGTAGTCTACGGACCCGCGAAAGAACCTAGGTTCATTCTCGGGTCTTCAACTGTACTACGCCAGGTACGTTATCAACGCGCACAGTTCCATGCTCAAATTGAGTATTCGCAGTACTGGAGTGAGTATCAGCGGCAAAACGCCCTGATCCTTGCCCTCCTCGATCGGTTGGGGGTTAACTTTAACCCTGCCATCGTTTGGAATGCGATACCCTGGTCGTTCGTTGTTGATTGGGTCGTGAACATTAGTTCATGGCTCAAGCAATTCGGAACGTCTAACACGGAACCCGTCACCATCATTCATAAGTTCTGCTGGTCTCAAAACATAGTGCGTACGATTAACTGCGTCATTCAGGCGCAGCACGTCTATAGCAATAAGTTCAAAGGATCCAGTAGATCTGCGTGTTTCATCACTGAGTCGTCGTATAGACGATCCACTCAGGGATTAAACGTAATTGCGTCCCTTACAGGGACGGGGATCTCCCCAAAGGAGTTCCTTCTCGGATCAGCGCTTGCGATTTCTCGCAGGCGCCGAAACAACAAGTAACCGTATTGGGTTCGCCCGATACATAAACAAAGAAAAGCATGTATCCAACTACATTAAACACAAACGAAGTTAAGAACGCAGCCGGAGTGGAAGTTGAATTCCAACGGCTGAGTACCTCAGAGCGGCAATTAGTCTTCTTCCAAGTGGGAGAAGTCCCTAATAATCCGCACCGTCTCACGGTAAGTCACCAAGAGACGGGCTCCGGTCTTGATCTTAAAAGGTCGAGTCTGGTCCGAATCGATAAAACGATTCCGGGTCAGGTCGATACTACTAAGACAGCCAAGATCGAAGCATACTGCGTTGTCCGCGTCCCACTTGGGCAGCTGACAACGTACACCGAAGTTAGCAACGCTGTTGCAGAATTGATGTCGACGATGGCCTCGAGAGGCTTATCGACGACGATTCTGTACGACGGTACTGGCTATGGTGCAGAGGCACTGATTAACGGATCTCTTTAGAGAGATAATTGGCTTTAGTGCCAACCGTGTGGTCAGTTCGGGGAATGAGGCATAAGGAGTATGGCATACCTTAATAAGTATGTTCTTCCTTGTGTCTCACCTTCTTCGTGGTCACGTTTAGTGTAGCACATGCTCTGAGAGAGGTACCATTATGGACCCCAATAAGAGCTCAGATGTAGTTAACATCATCGCCACACTACTTCGTGATGTGCAAACATCATGCAGTGTTGTGTTCAGCCAACGTTCGGCCCGTTTAACGACTTTGAAGGTCGAGAAACGTGTCGCACGTGAAGGAATAAGTTTTCTCACGAAAACTCTTCCACGTCTAGGGAAGGCCTTTGACAAAGCCCTCCACTCGAATGTACCCTTTGACTCTGTAGGCTTCCAAAAGATGCCTGACAGTAAGCTTCCCAAATTCATGGGTGAGCTATTTCAAAGAGTATTCGATACTGACGCCATGGTTATTCAAACACCATGCATAGTTAGCATCCGTGTAATACGACAGATCTTGTTTGTTTTGTACAAACTTGAGCTGCCGTATACGGACAAACAGGAACAAGATGTTGTCGCTCAGTTTGTTCAAACTGAGTTAGACATCTCTCACTACCATGAAACATTTGAAACGATCGCTGTTGCGCTTGAAAAGGCGCAAGAGCATATCCCTGAAGAGTGCTGCAAAGCATTTCTTCATGGACATAATCGTTCCGAGTGTAGTACTTATTCTAAAGGCCCTAATCTCGCCGAAACGACCGTAGCGCTGAAAAGCGTTTTCGATAGCGTCAAGCCAGAAAGGGTTGGTAAAGTACTTCGCAGGGCTAGAGTTCTTCTCGAAAGAGTTTTCTCTAACTTTGATCCATCGGACATCGTCCCTCGTCACGGTCCCGGGGCTGTCTCTACTAGAGAGAAGCTTTGGGGCAAGTACGAGTGGTCAACGATAAGTCCCAGAGTCACATCCCAATACCCGATTGACGCGTATTTCTACGCATCTCTTGGTCATGTATGTGATGAACTTGATGCCATTTCTGACATCAAGTTGAGGGAATTCCCGGCACGGGTTTTACTCGTGCCGAAGGATTCTCGCGGGCCTCGCCTCATTTCTTGTGAGCCACTCGCTATGCAGTGGATCCAACAAGGACTGGGCGGCGCTATCGTGGAGTATGTGGAACGTCATCCCCTAACAAGGGATCATGTCCACTTCACAAACCAACAACCAAACCAGTTCGGAGCCTTGTTGGGCTCCGCGCATGGTGGTTACGCGACACTTGACCTTAAAGAGGCCAGTGATCGTGTTTCGGTTGGTTTAGTTCACGCCATGTTTCCGAAACGCATTTATGATGCGCTAGTAGCATGTCGTAGTTTGTCCACGCAGTTACCGGACGGCAGTGTCTTACCACTCAACAAGTTCGCGCCAATGGGGTCAGCTTTATGCTTTCCTATCATGGCGTTGACTATTTGGGCGATACTGTCTGCTGATACTGAGGATGCCGATGCTCGCAAGAGCATCTTAGTGTATGGTGATGACGTGATCGTCAAGGGCGAATATGCCTTGCACGCGATTCAACGACTCGAGTCATTTGGGTTAAAAGTTAACCATGACAAGAGTTGCGTCAGAGGATTCTTTCGTGAATCCTGTGGCGTCGACGCCTATAAAGGCGTTAACGTCACTCCACTCCGAATTCGGAAGGACTGGCCGTCACACCGTAACCCCGACCTCTATACGAGCTGGATTGCTTACGCAAACCAGTTCTATGATAGAGGATACTACCATACGTACGCGGCTATTACCGATCAACTCTTTAGAGTTTTCGGTCGTATTCCGCATGATGCGCTGTGTTTAACAGCCCCATCTCTACGTGAGGTACCTGAGCAGTGGCAAGTTCGAAACCCCAGAACAAATACTTTCCTCCAAAAGAGGGAGTACAATGTCTGGGATCTAAAACTGCAGTCTATTAAACACGAAATGCGAGGTTGGTCTATGCTTCTCCGGTGGTTTACCGAAGGGCAGAGAGCAAAGTTGCATCAAGGTTCAGACTGTTGTTCAGCCGAACGGACAGACGTCCGTCGGCCTCCACCGGTTGACACTCACCTTCCTGGTGATTATGTTCAGCCGTTTTCAGTCGGTTCGTACACGAAACGGGGAACTGTAAAGTTAGTTCGTAAATGGCACGGCGCAAGCCGTCCACCTACGAAAACAGTTCC